GCCAACCCGAACAAAAAGATATTCGTGGTGGAAGGCGAGAAGTGTGCGGACGCGCTAAAGAAGCTGGGTGCGGTAGCAACAACCAGCCACGGCGGGGCGAAGAACTGGCACGCGGATCTAAATAAATGGTTTGCGGGGCGTGACGTTGTGGTATTGCCTGACGCTGATGAGGCTGGCAAGGCACATGCTGACGTTGTGGCGGCTAACCTATTGCCCGTGGTCAACTCTATCAACTGTGTCAACTTACCGGGGCTGGACGATAAGCAAGACGTCTATGACTGGCTAAAGGCTGGCGGTACAAAGGAACAGCTAGCCGCGCTGGTGGCGCAGTCAACGCCGATAGAGCAAGCCCCAGAGGTCGTGGAAGCGCCAGTAGAGCGTCCAGACGTGTTTGATGTGTATGATGTACACTATCTGCGCAACATGCCGCCGGTAGAATGGCTGGTGGATGGGTTGCTTACCAAGCACGGGTTTAGCGTGCTCTATGGTGAGCCGGGGGCTGGTAAATCGTTTCTAGCGATAGACATGGCGCTGTCAGTGGCGTATGGCAAGGCGTGGCACAACAACCCGGTGCAGAAAGGCGCGGTGCTGTACATTGCTGGCGAGGGTGTTGGCGGTCTGGGTAAGCGCATCAAGGCATGGCAAGCGCATCACAAGCTAACAGCGGATGTGCCGTTCTATGTTCTACCCACGGCGGTGAGGTTCCGCGAACCTGACGATGTGGAGCGCCTACTGCGCACGATAGACAACCTCGATACAAAGTTTAGCGCGGTGTTTGTGGATACCGTAGCGCGTGCGTTGCTTGGCGGTGATGAGAACAGCGCAACCGACATGGGCTTGTTTGTGGATGCGTGTGAGATAGTAAAGCGCCACTGCGAATGTGCGGTGGTGGCGATACATCACAGCGGCAAGGACGCGGCACGCGGCATGCGCGGGTCTACGGCGCTGTTGGGTGCGGTGGATACAAGCATCAAGGTGAGCAAGCTGGAAGAGACGGTGACGCTGGCGACAGAGAAGCAGAAGGACGCAGAGCCAATGCCGGACGTAGCGTTTACGATGACCCCGGTCGCGCTCATAGACGATGTCAGCGTGGTGATGACACAGGCAGACATGCCGGAGAAGAAACCGCGTAGTGCAAAGCTGACGGAGCCGCAGAAGATAGCCCTGCAAGCACTGCGTAATCTGTCTGTCGAACTGGGTCAGGAACGCGTGCCGGTGACGGCGTGGCACGACAAACACCGTGCGAAAACACCTGATAGCACGCGTTCTAGGCGCAGAGATGCACGGGATGCGTTGCAGACAAAGCGTGCGATTGTGATAGAAGGTAGCTATGTGTGGGAATACAAAGAGTTATAAGGAAACGTGCGACTGTAAAAACCTTAAATCGCACGGTCGCACGCTGAAGTCGCACGCGTGGTGTTGTGCGATAATCCCTATGGTTATCGCACGCACGCACGCACAGCACGCCGGAAAGGGAATAGGATGGCAAAGAGAAGAATAAAGAAACCTGACACGACAGCACTGAGGCGTATGATGGGCAGCAATGTGACTAGCGAGGCAACCTATCGCAAGATACAAAACTACCTCACGGAATATGACAGGGTTGTGTCTGACTATGAACGCCGGTGGGGTGTGGAGAGATTGCCTAACCTTGTGTCGCCAGAGTTGCGTGATCGGTTCTGGCAGCAGATGGATAAGCTCAACGACGCCATCCACCGTGATGCGGCGGTTGATGTTGAGCATCATGTGGCTGTGACATTGCGTGCTTATGCGGCGCTGGAGAAGGAAGCCATCGCGCTGGGCGGTAAAGAGATAGGCATGGACGTGTGGACTGCGCATGCTGATGGCAAGGTCGTTGCGATAGCGCGTGATGAGCAAGCGGTTACGCATATCAAGAAGGACATGCCTGACGCGCTGGTGTATTGCGTGCAAGAGGTGGCGGTGATACTGGCCAAGTGGTCAGAGCAGAACACGCTAGCCGTTGCTGTCAAGGATGCGTTCCCCGGTGCAGTGGTGAGTGACGTAAAGAAAACAGACCTAGAGGACAAGCTCGATGACAAAATCCCTTTCTGAGAACAAACGACCGTACAGTGTCATGCCAATGCGTGCCTTTGCAGACCGTAAGCTCAAAGAACGCGAGATAAGGGTGCTAGGAGCGCTGTGTGCGTTCGTGAACCGTGCTGGGGTGTGTTACCCTAGCATGGAAACACTTACGCATGTGTGCGGCTATGGTGAGCGTAAAACCATATATGATGCAGTGAAGGGATTGAAGCAACGTGGTTATGTGCGTCAGCTCAATCCAAAGGACTATCAGGTGGGCGTTAGCGGGTGGAAAACAAACAGGTATCAAGTGCTTTGGAAGGGTAACGAAGCCTTGCCATCGCAAGAGGACATACTCACAGCCAAGGCATTGCAAGTGCGTGCAGACCAAGAGGATGACCTCATAGAAGATAAAGGGGGTCTGGGGGATGCACAACCACAGACAGACACGCACGCTGGCGAACTCTGCCATGCCTATCTGCGTGCCGTCCAACAGGCGACAGGACAGGTGAGGCTGTACGATAATGAGATAGCGCACGCACGCCGGCTGGCATTGCGTGAGGTATCGGCTGACGATGTGCGTGCTGCCACGCTTGCGGTGTGTGACCAAGCGATAGAGAGGCGTGCTGGCGTGCCAGCACTGTCTGACGTAGTGCGTTATTTTGACGTACAGGAAAACAAAGGTTGATTTGCTTATGTACAGCGCACAAAACTACGGCCGGGCAGAAAAAGCGACCCCTTGCCCCCCGCCCCCCGCTGTGTGCGTATGGGGGTCTCGCACAAAATTTTCCAAGGAACTGACGCATGACTTGCCCTAATTGCGGAAGCCCAGAACCGCCATTGCATGAGTTCCGTAATATCTACACTTGCACGGATTGCGGTGAGAGCTATTGCGATAGTGACGCGGATGATGATACTGTAGAAACACCAACATTGAGGGAGCTTGGCATTGACATATGACGAGGTACGCAGATGCGCCGATTGCGGGTGCGAGGAGTTCGACTGGGAAGATGCGGAGCATTGCCGTTGCAAGAACTGCGCTTGCCCTTGCACAGAGCATGTGCCGGTTGCCTATGCCACGGGTGACGGGTCTATGGCGAAGCTGATGGCCAACGGGCAGTGTCCTAAGTGCCAGTCGGAGATGGGTGGCGAGATGAAATGCGAGACGTGTGGCTTGGAGATCGCAAGGTGAAAATTGTGGATATATTAGATGAGGCTAAGGGCGCGGTTGCCGACCGTGGCAAGAATTACGGCAACGTATACATCAACCATGAGCGCATAGCTGCGCAGTGGTCGATTACGTTGGGCGTTGAGGTCACTGCCGAACAGGTGGCCATGATGATGGTGCAAGTAAAGCTAGCGCGGCTGATGGAGACGCCCGACCATATGGATAGCTGGGTAGACATCGCTGGGTATGCGTGGACAGGGGGCAAGTGTGTCCAAGAAGCCCCTGACAACTAGGCAGCAGCGTGCGGCGCTAGCTAGCCAAGACACCGACCGGCGTGAGGCCGTGGTACAGGAGTTAGAGGCTATCGCGGCTGGCGAGGCTACCGATGTTATTAGCTGGGATGCTATGGGTCAGGTGCAGCTTACGCCATCTGACCAACTGCCGGAACGCGCACGGCGCAGTATCAAGAAGGTGAAGGTAACGCCAAACCAGCACGGTAACACCATCGAGGTAGAAATGCACGACAAGCTGGCCGCGTTGCGCTTGCTTGCAAAGCATCGTGGTTTGTTGGAGCCTAACAGTGACGACCAGCGGCCAAGCATGATCGGCATTAACGTGACCGGGCCTAAAACGACAACGTATGAGGTGAAGGATGTCAGTGACGAAGATGACGCACAATAATTTTGTGCGTTTTTTCTATGATTACGTTATATGCGACCATTGCGGTGAGGACACGCGTGGCCGGTGCTATGCGGAAACGCAGCGCGTGGTTTGTTCTAAGTGCAAGGGTGTGCTGTTGGAAGTCGATGACGAGATAGAAGACCCGACAGACGGCATGGTAATTGTGACATTTATCCCGGAGTTTGATGATGGCAAGAGCGAGTAGAGCGACAGACAGGTCGAGGCGCAGAACAAAGCAACCGACCACGGAAGCGCTGAACGGTCTTAATTTAGATTTTAGCGAAAGCCCGACAGTATGGGATTTTTTAAACGACAATTCTTTTGTGCGGGGTCTACTTGGGCCAGTAGGCTCTGGAAAGACATATGCCTCGCTGGCCGAGGTGATGCTTCGTGCTGTAAAGCAACCACCTTCGCCTGTGGACAATGTAAGATATACGCGTTTTGCCGTAATCAGAAACAGCTATCCCGAACTGCGCACAACGACCATTAAGACGTGGCAAGAGATATTCCCTGAGAATACTTGGGGGCAGATGCGTTGGTCGCCGCCTATCACGCACCACATCAAGCTGCCACCGCGTGACGACACGCCGGGGCTTGATTGCGAGGTTATCTTTTTAGCGCTCGACCAGCCCAAGGACGTGCGCAAGCTGTTGTCGCTGGAACTGACCGGCGGCTTTATTGATGAGGCGCGAGAGTTGCCCAAGGCGGTAGTCGATGGCCTTACATCGCGTGTCGGTCGTTACCCGACAAAGCGCCACGGTGGTTGCCCTTGGCGTGGTGTGTGGATGTCGACCAACCCGATGGACAGCGACCACTGGTGGCCAAACCTAGCGGAGAAAAACCCTATTCGTGGCAAGTACCCGTGGAAGTTCTACAAACAACCCGGCGGCGTTATCGAGGCTACCAAGGAACATGAAGGCAATATCTTTGCCGCTAACAAATATTGGATCAACAACCCGAAGGCAGAAAACGTAAACAACTTGCCCGGCGGGTATTACGAACAGCAGCTTGCCGGCAAGACGTTGGACTGGATACAGTGCTATGCTGGTGCGCAATACGTTTATGTGCAAGATGGGAAATCTGTGTGGCCTGAGTTTAGCGATAGCTTGATGTCCGGCGATGTTGAGATTGAGCCAGCTTGGCCTGTGCATATCGGGCTTGACTTTGGTTTGACCCCTGCCGCCGTGTTTGGGCAAAAGATGGCTAACGGACGCTGGCATGTTGTGCATGAGCTTGTTGCGTTTGACATGGGCCTAGAGCGTTTCTGTCATCATCTCATGGCTGACATAAATACGCGCTTTCCTAAGAGCGAGGTGTTTATCTGGGGCGACCCGGCTGGCGCAAAGCGTGATGAGATATTCGAGGTAACAGCGTTTGAGCATATGCGCACGCTTGGCTTACGCGCACAGCCTACCGCGTCAAACGACTTTATGGTGCGCCGTGAGGCTGGTGCTGCGCCAATGAACCGACTGATAGACGGCAAGCCCGGCATTATCGTAGACCGTAGCTGCATGCGCACGCGCAAGTCGCTAGCTGGTGGTTATCACTTTAAGCGCGTTGCGATGGGTGGCGGTCAGGAACGGTTCAAGGATGCGCCGAACAAGAACGAGCATTCGCACGTTGGTGATGCTTACGGCTATCTGATGATGGGGTCTGAGCATCGCAAGCTAACGCGCAACAGCCACGCCAGCGGACAGTTTAAGCAAATGACGGCAAAGGTTGACTTTGATGTTTTCTAGCAACAAGGACGCGACCATTGTGCCGTTTCACTGGGCGCACCCGTACAATATGGATTTGCGGGAGTTTGACAGGAAGCCATTTGACGATGTGCCTAATTACGAAGCGCTGCTAAAGATGTACCAGCAACAGCCGCATGCCTATACGGTGTTGCATCAAGGCGAAATGATTTGCTCATTCGGGGCTATCAAGCTATGGCCGGGCAACGCGGAAGTCTGGTTGCTCACATCATATCAGTTTGAGCGCGTGCCGATATCGGCTACACGCACAGCCATGCGCTACTTTAATCACATTGCTATCGACTTGCAATTACACCGATTGCAAATGACCGTTGAGGTTGATAATTCGTTTGCAGTTAGGTGGGCATCTGCGGTAAAATTCACTAACGAAGGTCGCATGCGTGGGTATGGGCCTGTCGGTCAAGATTATTTTATGTTTGCGAGGTACTTCGATGGGAAGTCTATTCAGCCCTAAAACTCCAGCGCCGCCCCCGCCTGACCCAGAAATCGCGGCGGCACAACAGCGTCAAGAAGAGCGCCTAGAGGCAGACGAGGCGAAGAAGATGCGCCAGATTGCGGCAAGGCGGCGTGTGCGCTCTTCTGGCGGTTCACGCATGCTATTGAGCAGAGAGCGCGAGAATGCGCAAACAGGTATTCAATCTACATTAGGAGGCTCGTGATGGGCGCAGTTTTTGGGAAAAAGACAGTAGTGCCAGCTATGCAAAAAGCAGCAAAAGAAATTGAACCAAAGGACATCGCGCCGGTAGCCGTAGCCACGCTTGATGAGAGAGCGGCGGCAGCATCTAAGCGCGCGCGCCGTGGTGGGCGCAGAGCGTTGCTTAGCGCTGGGCGTTTAGGCGGTGGTGAAGGTGAGCAAACAACATTAGGAGCAGGGTAATGCCGAAGGTAGTTTCTAAAGAGGGTAAAACGCGCACATTCGCGTATACAAAGGCTGGCATGAGTGCGGCTAAAGAATATGCACGTCAGACAGGTGGCCGTGTAACCGGCGCATCTATGAAATCTAAAATGGCAAAGAAGAAGAGCTATGGCAAAGATAGCTGATAAAATCGGGCTTGGTAAACAATACAAAGGCCAGAAAGGCACGCCAACAGAAACCACTGGCCAGAAGATGTGGAAGTTCTACCAGCGCATGAAGGCGAAAATGGCAGAGGACAATAAGAATGGCTGACAAGAAACCAAAAGCCGTATGGGAAAAGAAGCGCCCCAAGGGGCTAGGCAAGTCCAAGGGTTTGTCGCCAGCGCAAAAGCGCAGCGCACAGCGTGCCGCTGCAAAGGCTGGCCGTCCATATCCCAACCTTATTGACAACATGAGAGCAGCGCGTAGCTAATGCCGGCGAAGAAATACCAGAACCCGAAGGGTGGCTTGAACGAAGCCGGGCGCAAGCACTTTGAGCGCAAAGAGGGCGGCAATCTAAAGCGCCCTGTGAAGTCTGGCACAAACCCGCGCCGCGTATCATTTGCCGCACGCTTTGCTGGCATGAAGGGTGCGGAGAAGAAGGACGGCAAGCCAACGCGCCTTGGCCTTGCTTTGAAGGCATGGGGCTTTGGCTCTAAGGAAGCAGCGCGTAACTTTGCGAATAGGCACAAAAAATCATGATGACCCCAGCACAAATATTGAAGCGCCACGACCTAGCGCAACGCCGCAAGGATAACTGGCGGCAGATCTACGAAGACTGCTATGAGTTCGCGCTACCACAGCGCAACTTGTATGACGGCTATTATGAGGGCGGCGGTTCGCCCGGCCAGAACAAAATGGCACGCGTGTTTGACAGTACCGCCATCAATTCCACACAGCGTTTTGCAAACCGCATTCAGTCTGGCCTATTCCCGCCACAATCTAACTGGTGCCGGTTAGAGCCGGGCGCAGACATTCCTGTTGAGCGCCGCATTGAAGCACAGGCCGCGCTAGATATTTACAGCGACAAGATGTTTGCGCTGTTGCGTCAGACTAATTTTGACTTGGCCATGGGTGAGTTTCTCATGGACTTAGCAGTTGGTACGGCGGTGATGCTTATCCAACCCGGTGATGACATCACTCCCATCCGGTTCACCGCCGTGCCTCAATACCTTGTGTGCATAGAAGAGGGTGCGCACGGCAAGGTCGATAACGTCTACCGCCGTATGCGCATGAAGGCAGAAGCTATAAAACAGCATTGGGATGACGCCGAGGTGTCAGCAAAGCTACAGCGCATGATAGACGAAAAGCCCACAGAGGAAGTTGAGCTAGTCGAGGCAACTTGCTTAGATTTGGAAACAGGCGAGTATAACTATTATGTCATCGAGAAAGAAGGCAAGGAAGCCATCGTAGAGCGCACCATGAAGTCCAGCCCTTGGGTTGTGGCGCGTTATATGAAGGTCGCCGGCGAGGTGTATGGACGTGGCCCACTGGTCACCGCTATCGCTGACATCAAGACGCTAAACAAAACGCTAGAGCTATTGCTTAAAAACGCCAGCCTATCCATCGCTGGTGTGTATACAGCGGCAGATGATGGCGTGCTAAACCCGCAAACCATACGCATTGCGCCGGGTGCTATTATCCCAGTCGCGCGTAACGGTGGGCCACAGGGTGAGAGCTTGCGCATGTTGCCGCGCTCTGGTGACTTCAACGTGTCGCAGATTATCATCAACGACCTACGCATGAACATTAAAAAGATTATGATGGACGACACGCTACCGCCAGACAATATGTCTGCACGGTCTGCAACAGAGGTGTCTGCAAAGATATCTGAGCTAGCCAGCAACATGGGCAGTTCGTTTGGTCGTCTAATTACAGAAACGATGATACCCGTTGTGTCTCGCATTCTTGCGGTGATGGATGAGCGCGGCATGATTGAGATGCCGCTAAAGGTAAACGGGCTAGAGATTAAGGTGCAGCCGGTATCGCCTATCGCGCAAGCGCAGAACATGGGCGGCATCGAGAAGATAATGCAGTGGGTGCAGATTGCGTCATCACTTGGACAGGATGGCCAGATGGCAGTGCGCACAGGCGCCATCGCAGACCATGTGGCTGACAAGATGGGCATTCCGGCAGAGCTACGCACATCACCAGAAGAGCGCCAACAGATGGCAGAACAAATGGCACAGATGCAAGCAGCGCAAGTAGCGATGCAAGCGGCTGAGGCTACAGGGGAGTAATATGGTTGAAGAGGGTTGGGATAGTCTGCGGACAGTAGAACCGCAGATGCGATTAACACAGCAAGACAATCAGGATGACATAGATAGATTGTATTTGCGGGTATTCGCCAGTGAGGATGGGCAAGAACTTTTAACACACCTTCGCTCACTGACGATTGAGCAGCCCACTTGGTATCCGGGAGAAGATGCTTCTCACGGGTTTGCTAGGGAAGGGCAAAATTCACTAGTCCGCGAAATAGAAAAGCGGATGCAGAGAGCGAGGCAGTTATGAACGAAACAGAAGGCTTGATGGCCCAAGCATCGGTAGAAACCGAGGATAACCAGCAGCCCGAAGAAAGCACAATCTCACACATCCAGCCTGAGACTGGCCCGGCATCACTTGATGACGTGACGGTTGCCAAGGAAGGTGAAGAGGTTGAGTTTGAAAAGCCTGAGTGGTATCCAGATAAATTTTGGAATGAGGACGATGGGCCTGACCTAGAAAACTTGGTTAAGTCCTACAATGAATTGCAGAAGAAGTTTTCGCAGGGCAAGCACAAGGCCCCGGAGGCGTATGATGATAAGTTATTTAAGGATGCAAGCATCCCTGACGATGACCCGCTTCTCTCGACATATCGAGATTGGGCGAAGGAAAATGGTATTAGCCAGAGTGCGTTTGACGAGTTGGCGAATAGCTTTATTTCTATGGCGCAACAGGAAGAAGAGGGCGCTGAAATCTCTTATCAGGAAGAGCTTACAAAACTTGGCCCGAATGCTGATGCGACTATTAAGTCGATGACAGACTGGGCGCAGGGTTTGGTGCGCAAGGGTGTTTGGTCAGAGGGTGACTTTGAAGAGTTCAAGATCATGGGCGGCACCGCGCAGGGTCTAAAGGCTTTGCAGAAGGTGCGCAGTTACTACGGCGACCGTCCTATTCCTGTAGACATGACCCCAGTAGATGGTGCGCCATCCAAAGAGGAATTGAATGCAATGGTAGGCAAACCAGAGTACCAGACTGACCCAGCTTTCAGAGCAAAAGTCGAAAAAATGTTTGAGCGTGTTTATGGCACGCAAGACTATTCTGCTATCTAATTAATAGCGCGGCTTGCGGGTCGCGCTTTTTTTTGTTAAAATTCACTTGACAGACAACCACCTGTGGCCTGTTAGACCCGCTTGGGGGCGTAGCGTTTATGCCCAAGCTGTCAGCCCGTGACGCGGATACCTGATGCGACTTTTTTGAAAACATTTTTAACCGAGAGGACAGAAAAATGGCAGTAGCTATTTCTAACGCCTTCGTGCAAATGTTCGATGCGGAAGTTAAACAGGCTTATCAGGGCGCACGCTCTTTGGCCGGCGTTATCCGCGAGCGGACAAATGTAGAAGGCTCACAGGTAAAGTTCCCTAAAATTGGGAAAGGCACCGCAACAATACGCGTACCACAAACAGATGTAACCCCATTGAATGTCAGCTACTCACAAGTAACTGCAACAATGTCGGATTTTATCGCTGCTGAGTATTCCGATATTTTTAACCAGCAAAAGGTTAATTTCGACGAAAGACGTGAACTAGTGCAGGTCTGCGCCGGTGCGATCGGCAGACGAATGGACCAGCTAGTCATTGACGCGCTGAATGCAGCATCTTCACCATCAACAGTTGCTACAACAGTTGGTGGCGCTGGTACAAACATGAACCTTGCAAAGTTGCTTGCAGCTAAGAAGGCGCTTGACACAAAGAACGTGCCAGCCGAAGGTCGTTGCATGGTAATCCACGCAAACGGTTTGTCAGCATTGCTAGACGAAACAGAATTGACAAGCAGCGATTTTGCTACAGTCAAGGCTCTTTCTACTGGCGAGATTGACACATTCTTGGGCTTTAAGTTCATTACCATTGGTGACCGTGACGAAGGTGGCTTGCCGCTTCCATCAACACGCACATGCTTCGCATTCCATCGCGATGCAGTTGGCATGGGCATTGGCATGGGTCAGCGTAGTGAAATAAATTACGTCCCAGAGAAAACGTCTTTCCTTGTCTCTTCAATGTTCTCCGCTGGAGCCATTGCGATTGACGATGAAGGCATTGTTAAAATCTCAGCGACAGAGTAAGGAGAACTGAACAATGGCTTTTTCAAGTGCAGGCTTAAACGTGATGGGTGCATCTAAGAAGGGCAACGCTCCTTCTATGTACACCTACACATCAGCAGACGCGATTGCTACTGTGAACACATCAGGTTATTTCGATGACCTGTCTGACACACTCGCAGTTGGCGACATCATCTTTTGCTATGACAGCGCAACACCAACCATGAACATGGTTGTAGTTTTGTCAAACGCATCAGGCGTTGTCGATGTGTCTGACGGCCAAGCAATCACAGTTGCTGACGCCGACTAATCCAATAGCTGGGGCGGTGTATGCCGCCCCGGCCTTTTTCTTTGGAGTGTTTTAGATGGCTGCTGGCGATACCAAACTATCTATCTGTTCTGAGGCGCTCATTATGCTGGGCGCTACACCTTTATCTAGCTTCAATGTTGGAACAGATGAGGCGCAAGTGGCTGACCGGCTTTACGATGATGTGCGTGATACATTGCTGATGCAGTACGCATATAGCTGGTCTATTAAAAAGACAAAGCTAGCGCAGCTAGTGCAAACGCCTATCAACGAATGGAAATATATTTATCAATTGCCGGGCAATCTACTTGGCAACCCCAAGGCTGTTTTTAACGTAGGTGCTGTGGGCGCACAGCCGCGCCGTGACTTTGAGATATACGGCGATGGCCTAAACACAAACTATGAAGATGTGTGGATTGATTACCAGTACCGCCCAGAGCCTTTCGAGTTCCCGCCATATTTTGTGCGTTTGCTAAAGACAGCGCTAGCGGCTGAGTTCGCAGAACCTATCACCGACCAGATTACTAAGGCCGATTACTTTCATAACCGTGCCTATGGTGCGCCATCTGAAAACATGCGCGGCGGGTTGGTGCGCGTTGCTATCAACATTGACGGCGCAGACAGACCAGCGCAGACTATACAGGAATTTCCTATCTCTGATGTAAGGTTCTAGCATGAGCCGGATTATACAGATACAAAATGATTTTACGTCTGGCGAGATAGACCCGAAGCTCCGCGCACGCACAGACATTAGCCAGTACAAATCAGCGCTAACCACAGCGCAGAACGTGTCTATCCAGCCACAGGGTGGCGCAGTACGCCGTGACGGCACTAAGTTTGTGCATGAGCTAGACAGCGGCGCGGCAAATGCTGTGCGCATGGTTGGGTTTGAGTTCAGCGTTAGCGATAGCTACATGCTGGTGTTTACGCCCGGCAAGATGTATGTTTACAAGGACAGAACGCTAATCACCAACATCAACGGGTCTGGCAATGATTACCTAACGGTGTCATCGCTGACTGCCGCCATTCTGCCTGAGATGAACTGGGTGCAATCTGCCGACACTGTGATTGTCGTGCATGAGGACTTAGAGCCGGTAAGGATTTTGCGGGGTGCGACAGATAGCGATTGGACAGCAAGCACTATCGTGTTTGACTTTATTCCAAAGTATGCATTTAACTTTGATACGCACAATCCGACATTTACGATCACACCCAGCGCAACATCTGGCAACATTACTATCACCGCGTCATCTGTTACCAGCGACAACGGCACAGCACAGGCTGGCGGTGCAGACACAATAACGCTGAAAGCTGCATCCAGCTTTACATCAGACGACCAGCCTAATGGCATGTTTATCGAGATTACTGGCGGCACTGGGGCGGGGCAGACACGGCACGTTGAGGACTATGTGGCATCAACAAAGGTTGCTACGGTGTTCCCAGCGTGGACAACACAGCCTGACAATACATCACAGTATGACATCAAGGCATTCAAGGCGGCAGCGGTAGACGAATATATCGTGGCGCTAAATGGCTTTGGGCGTGCGCGTATTACGCAGTTTGTTAGCAACACCGAGGTCAAAGCGTATGTAGAAATACCGTTTTTCGACACCAGCGCCATTGTGTCAGGTGATTGGGAGAGCGAACACGGCTATGAGGACACATGGTCTAGCACTAGAGGTTGGCCGCGCAGTGTTGTATTCCACGAAGGCCGGCTATACTTTGGCGGCTCTAAGCAGCGCCCGTCTACCATTTGGGGTAGCCGCGTTGCTGACTTCTTTAACTTTGACCCCGGCGAAGCGTTAGACGATGCGTCTGTTGAGGCCAGCTTAGACACCGGCACATTCAACGCGATTGTCGATATGTATGCCGGGCGCAACTTACAAGTGTT